CACATTCATACCCTCTGATAGTATAGAGTGATGAAATAGTAGAAACTTCTTAGTATCATCTTTGCCCCACTTGTTCATCAAATTGAAAAATGTTTTACGAGTGACTTTCTTACCATTGATGATAGCACCATACTTTGATGTAATCCACATCACATTGTACTTACGAGCATGACACTCACTTTGGAAGTCTGTCCTAGTAATCAATTTGTGGATATTGGTAGTAGATTTAGCAGTGACCAATACTTTAGTCATACTGTCCTCATTGTCCAAAGCATCAAGTATCATAGTTCTATCAATTTCTTCTATGCTTTGATAGAAACTAACATTTGGATAATTGACCGCCTTGACTTTTGGTGGTACAATATAACCTTTCTGTATCAACTCTGGGGCAGGGATTTCTGCAATCACTTGACCATACACCTTTGAATTGTTCATACCACGCTCCTGTGATGTATGATGTTTAGGTGTAGCAGTGAAGTAAAACTTTCTTCTAGTGATGTTAGACCTACTCTTGACACTCTCAAAGAAATTCTTTTGAACTGAATTGTGTGCCTCGTCATAATATACTGTATCCGCTTCAACGTCTTGATGAATTTTGTGAAGTGAATGATATGTTGTAAAGATCAACTGATTCTTTGTACTGTTATGATGCCACTTTTGTATCTCTTTTGTATTAGTGGTAGTAGTATAGTTGGTCTCTCCACTATGAACATGAAGCACCTCGACATTATCAATCTGCTCGAGGAACTCTTCACATAACTGTTGAGCAAGTAGGATTCTAGGAGCAACAACCACAATAGTCTGTGGTATAGGCATACTGAATCGCCACTTAGCGTCCATAATCATACACATTGTCTTACCGCCACCTGTGGGAACAAGTACTTGACCCCACTTCTGTTGCATGATCTGTATTATATCTGTTTGGTGGTCACGAAGTTGCATGATGTATTTGTTTCAATAAACATAGTATAGTATAAAAAAACCCTCTGTGTAGAGGGCGTGTGACAGTTATCCAACTGGAGGGGCATTGGGTACATCTGACGGAACAGCGTCCATATCAAATTTCTTCTCTGCTTCTTTTCGTTCTATTACTCCTTTCAAGGCATTGACCTCTGCAACAAGTGCCTTAATGTCATCTTGCTGTTTGAGTAGAGAAGCATGAACCATTGACTCTAGTGTAGTTAATCTCTCGTCAAGGTTGCCAATGGTTCTCATTGATGCCTGTAGTTGTTTCTTGAGTCTATCCACAGATTGTTGTTTTGCTGCTGCTAGACCCTCTGTATCTGCTGTTAGTGAATCGTAAACCATAATTATTCTTTTTAGTTATTTAGAGCGATAAATTTAGAAATAGATATGCAACACATGAATGAAAGCATAACTACCACATCATAAGATTTAACCTTTGCATAGAAAGGGATACTCAATAGGCAAGATGTTAGATGTATCATTGTTCCCACTCTTACTGATAAGTGTAGTATAACAAAATATGCTACAATAACAAGTGATGAACCTAATATCCTACCTGTAGTTAGTACCTTAAGCATGATTATCTCATGTAGAGATAACCGCCTGCCCAATCACAGTTAGCATACATATACTCACGTTGGTTTTGATCTCTCATATCAAATCTAACGTGTTTAGCAGGCGCTTTCCATGAAGCGGGTTTGTAAACCTCTCCTGTGTCCTTTCTAACAAAGGCGTGAACCCCTGCACTCTCATACTTACCATTGCGATAATCATTCTGAATGATCTTAAAGTATGTTTTACCTGATGTGATAGTGAATTTGATGCACTCTTCATCATTCTCAATCTTGTTTATTCTCTCTTGTAGATACTTGTCGGTTGCCCCAGACATTGCCTGATTATTCATAGCAGAGCGTAATGAATAATTCTTATATTGCAATTCAAGGCATCTACATAGTGTTTCTGTCCACCTGAGAACTTCTGTTTTGTTTACTGCTTTTTGTAGTGTTGCCATGATAATAATGTTTGTTGTAAAAAAAGGAAAGGGAAGGTAACAAACACAAAACCTTCCCTCTCATATTCTTATAATACTGTGTGGTCTGCCTCAATGCAACCATCACTGTGCCACTTCCTCAACTGTCCACTACTGAATCTTTTGTAAAGGAAATGACCTAACAAGGCAAGAAAACCAAGTCTTAACATACCATTGCCAAAATCATCTATTTGATTAAGGGCGGGTCTCATACCATGCCTTTCTAGTGAAACTGGTTTTGACCTGTATCTCTCTGATCCCATGTCCGTATTATAATTGGGTGCGAGAAACAAAATACTCGTAAGTATTTGTTTCCCATACTCTATTATGGCATTATATTATTTGTTTGTCAACCTCTAAAATCAAATGCCTCTTTTCTCTCCGTCTTACTTAAGTTTGTACACCGCCAACCATAATCGCCATTGGTAACTATTGTGGGCATGATATTCATTGATAGTGTTATTCTATTGTCGCCTTCATTGTTATTGTATCCATGTATAATTTGTGATGGAAATATTATAAGTTCGCCTTCATTCACTACAATTTGATTGTCCTCGTTATACTGAGTATATTTCGCTCTAAGTATATTCAGAGAGGGCACCATGTTTGGATATGAGTTTTCACTTTTTGAGAAGTGTGTGTTCACATGATCTTTTTTTGCATCAAAGTTTACATAATATATGCAAGATAGATATGAATTAGCGTGTTGATGTGGGTGCTGTGTGCCACCTTTGTTACTAATATTATACCAACTGTCAGTTACTTGTACTGTCTCTTGTATGTAATCTCCTTTTATTTCTTTAGCATAGTATTCTGCTTGTTGTTCACACCAGTTTCTAAATCTGCCATATCTCTCATCATTATGTAATACTGAGTAATGACCAACGTGCTTTAATTCTCTTGAATTGATATTATATGATAACTGATTAACTTCTTGTTCTTTTATTTCTTCCAATACAGTTTCCTTGACCTTACTATGAAATGGGCAAGGTATGATAGCAACAGGTGTTGGCAGTATGTTTACGACTTCCATATTATAGTAGAGGATAATCCCATAGTTTACCTGACCTAAACGTAGTCATGGCAGTGTGTCTCTCATCTTTTGTTAGTGGTTCAATCCTAACGTCATTGATATATCTAGGCATCAAATTACTTGATACTGTAATTCTATTGTCTGTGTGGTTAGTTGTATAACCATGGCAAGTATTAGCAGGCCACAATAACAACGAACCTTCAACTCCTACAACTTCATTAATATAATTATACTTTGTTTCTTTTTGATTTGTCAACATATATGCAAAGTAATCTGGATAGTTCATACTATTATTTGGTCTATAAAAATATGTTGGCGAGTGTGACTCATCATCAAAGTTGACATAATATAAGGCACACACGACAGAATTAATATGATAATGACCTGATTGTCTGCCACCAGAATTACATACATTTAACCAACTATCTGTCAATAAGAAGTCTGAAGTATCATAACCTAGTATATCCTTTGCATATATCTCTGCCTGTGTCTGTATCCACTCTCTAAAATCTTTATACTTATCACTTGATAGGGGTGAATAGTAATCAAAATGTTCTAATCCTTTAGCATGAGCATCTACTTTCTGATACTCATAACTCTTGCCATGACTATTGATCTCATCAGTAAGTAATGACTTCACCTTGTCATGCTCTGGGTACATCACTGCTCCCAACTGTAGAGGTAGTACATCAACTACTCTCATCAACTTGCACCTTTCTTTGCACCCAACCCATTAGGTCCCCAAACTGCTTCCAAGAATGAGTCAGGTAACATTTCTCTTGGAGCAGCACTCGTATTGAAACTCATAGTAATCCTCTCGCCTTCTGTATTATTAACTCTACTACCATGTTCTAACCACGAGGGAAATAGATATAAATGATTTTCTTTAATTGGAATGTCGATCTCATATACTCCATAAGGTGTGGGTTGTATGTTATGAATACACATCATGTATGGTTTAAGTGGCGATACCACGAAAAACTGTCCAAAATCTCCCTCTGGCAACTGTAGATAAAAGGCACCACTTATAACACTAGACTCATGCCTATGTGTGGCAGTGTAACCACCTTTAGGAAGTATATTATACCACGAACCACTGAGAATTACAGGGTAGTTTCCTATCTTAGTATTATAATCGTTCAGACATTCGTGAAAGACATCTATCATTGGTCTGCACCCATCATCATCTAGTGGGTCCCAACCACCATGAGAACTCACACCATTGACGGCAAGTGAGTGTTCATTATTCTTACCACTACTCTTGACATATTCTTTTAAATACTCTAAACCAGGCGCCTCTGTGAGATCATACTCTTCTAATAATGTGGGAAATAAATCCATATCAATTCCACTTACAATAATCTACATTGAGCACGACTCTCAAATCTTTATCGGTACATGATGTGCCTGCATGAAGCAAATTGCCTGGGAAAATCACTGCCCTATTCTCCTTAGACAACACTTTTTGTCCGTCCTCAAAATATGTATATCCATCATTATCATTGAAATATAACACACATATATGGTAGTTTGGTACGTTGGTATATTTACCATCATCGCCTTTGGGACCTGATACGTCAAGATGTAAGGGTTTTTCTTTTATCTTAGGTGTCCTTGGCGTTGCATTGAATTTAATTCTGTGTACAGCAAATGGGCATATTGATGTGAATACTGGTTTGACTATATTATAGATGTCAGATATTGGTTCAGAATCAACATAGCAACCATGAGAAAACTGTGGGCAACCATCGCCATCAAATACAGAGGTAGGCGAATAATACCAAGGCATACGCCCACCAAAGACATAATCCTTGATGGGCGTAAATAAGTCCTCTGGTATAAAGTTATCGTAAACTTCAATCAATAGACTCGCTCAACTTCTCTTCATCATCTTTCTCAGTTTCCATGTACACGAATGACCACTTCCTAGGCACAGTGTCTCCCTTGTTTGCTCCTTTGATTTGAACTTCGGGAAGCATTCTAAACAATCTGTTGAAAGTTTCTGTCAACTCGTACGAACCTTCACTAGCATTTGAATCAAACCACTTCTCTCTAGCAGCCTCGTCTTTGAAATAGACATATGCTTTGAAATTCATTATGTCTTTGTTGTCAGGATTAGTGATTTCAGCAAGCATATCATGTTCGATCTTACGAGAGATAGCACTGGAATTGTAGAAAGCAACTGTACCTTCTGGTTGTCTGTTGACTCTATTCTCCATGACCCTCTTGTCATTGCCAGTACCCCATCTAATCCACTTCTTATTCGCTGCCTGAGTAGAAGCATTCTTATACTTGTTGATTGCTTTCCTGATAATCCTATCACGTTCCGCACCAACTGTAACACCTCTGTGCTTCAGTATTTGATTAACGTATGTGCCACCTACGATCATTTCAAACTTAGGATTATTGCACTTGTAATCATAAAGTGCCTTGACATGATCTGCTTGAGTATTGGCAACTCTCTTGACTTCATCTTCTTTATTCAAGATTCCGCTGGCGTGACGTTCCTCATCTTCTGTAAAATCGTCAAATTGTTCTAACTCTTCTTCAGTTGGAATGACAAATTCAAGTTCTGTTGCCTTAGATTTCCCTGCACCTAAAGCAGTATGTGTACCACCAATTAATTTACCATTAAGGATAACTGGTTTGTCACACTTACTTGTGTTACCACCTTGTTCATTAATCGCTTCTGCGATTCTATTGACTCTAGTGGTATCAGTACCATCTTCTCTGATTTGTAGAGAAGTTACTGTGTTTAGTATTTCTTTAATGTTTCTCTTCTCAACAGTGAAACCTCCTTCCTTGCCTGCTTTCTTTACCTTTTCGATAAACAAATCAATCAAATCGAAACGCATTTCAAAGTTGTGTGGAGAACCATTAGTCAAATTATAGGATTGTTTGTTCCTATTTGCTTTTGCTTGTTTCAAAAGTTTGTGCTCCAAATTTTTCATTGCGATCATAGTACCATATTCTAGTACCTCATATATGAACACTGGTTCATTGCCTGCCGTGAGATCTTGGAACTCCTTAGAGCATGAACTGTGAACATAACCATCAAGTGGCCTACCTTTATGATAACCGATATACCATTTTCCGTCAATTATATTTGTGTATTTGTACACAAACGCTTCATACTCAAACTCTACAGCATTGAGTATGACTTCTTTAACTGACTTTAAAAACTCTGGCGATTCCATAATATAGTAAACTCAGGTCCAATCTAATCGAAACCTTTTCACTTGTCAACCCTTCTTTTTTTTCTTAACATTTTCTTTATAAAGAAGATTCCACATCTTAGGATTTAACTTCTTGATAGTCAGTTCGTCAAGTTTCTTTGCTTCCTTTTTCATTCTCAAGAATCTGTAACATTTCTAATGCACCTGACACCTTCAAGAATTCTTCTTTCTTTACTTCAAACGCCTTTGTTAACTCTTGGAGTTCTGCCTGAAGTTCTGTTGCTCTTTTTGTCAACTCTTCTCTGTGACTCATAACTATATGTACACTTAATCTATATATTATACCATAATAAATAGAATTGGCAAGGTATCACTACATAACAGAATGGATATTAACCAAATAGATTATGAGATAGAAAATAATCCAGAATTACAACACACAGAAGGCAATCCAACTGTAGGAAATGTCATGTGTAAACATGATGTAGTCTATAAAACTCTGGCGAGTGTCGGAGACTTTGAGTGCCGTGTTCATTACTATGATAACGATTATGATGAATCAAGAACTACTGATGGAATTAAGAGAATACATATCGTACCAACTGAATCATTTATAACTGATAGACATGATATAAACGAGTTATTAAACGTAGCAAATCATCATTGGCCTGAAGGTGTAATATTTGCAAACCCTATCTTTAGGAGAAATGGAACTGCCTTTAATGCTAACAAAGATTTAAAAGATTGTGTAAAATATATGTCAGGTGTGGCAGCATACTATGGGGCATCAAAGGATAAAATTATATCTATTGATATTGAAGATGGTAATAAGATGTATGAAATGAGTTATGATGTCGCCTCTGCAAAGACATATTCAGACGTATCAAATGGTGTTTATAATGCTTCCGAACTTGGTATTATTGGTAATGGTAGTCTCCAACTGAATTATACGACTAAATTTGGCACTGGTGCGATTGATATGAGTGAGATTATAGACACGTTCAATGCAGGCAATAACATAGATGCCTACCACAGGGGTCAAGGTATTGCAGATATAAGTCAAAACAATAATATCCCTAAGAGTGGTTCTATATCATTCAGTGATTTTAGAAATGTTGTAAGTAAATGCACTGCTGAAGTAAATGGAAACTGGCAGCATTGTCAAGTAAGATATGAGATCTTTGGAAGTACGATTTATACATCAAATATGCCAAAGAAAATAAACATCAATGGAAAGGTGGGTGGCACAACTTCTAACCCTGCTATACGATTTGCTGGTGGTGGTAATGGAAATATGGAACTTGAAATAACTAACAATAGTGATGGATTCCCTGTTAGGAGTTATGCAGCAGGGGGAGGCAATGGTTCTACTAACACTGCTAACAATGGTGGAAATGGAAATAACGCATACGATAATGTTGTAGTAAATTCTGCCGTCTTAATCAACACTCTATCACAAAGTCGTATCCGAGGCGGTGGCGGAGGAGGCGGCGGTGGCGGCAAAGGAGGTAAAGGCGGCGGTGGCGGTCACGGCGGAAGTTATCAGTGCGGTGGTTGGTTCTGTTGGAGTACTTATAGAGTGTGTAGTGGTAATGGGGGAACAGGTGGTAACGGAGGCAATGGAGGCAACGGAGGCACAGGGTTCGGATATAGATGGAAT